GCTGGTGCTTCTGCTGGTGGTAACGCTACTCACGCTCTCAAAGAAATCACTTTGAATGCTTATAAACTTGCTACAAACGAGTATACAGCATACGAAGAAGAAGAAGATGCTTTGTTGGCTTTGATGCCAATCATCCGTGATGGTATGGTTCGTCGTGTTGCTCGCGCCGTTGACAAGGCCTTCTTGTTAGGTGCTGGTTCTGGTTCTGACCCTGTTAAGGGCTTGGCTAACTGGGCTTCCAACACTACTGCTACTGGTAACACTGTTGCTGCTGGCATGAACGTTGCTAAGTTACGTACATTGCGTCAAGGTTTGGGTGCTTGGGGTCTGGATCCCGCAGAAGTAGTTTATATCATTAATACTGATACATACTACCAATTGCTGGAAGACACAACCTTCCAAACAATGAACCAAGTTGGTACACAAGCTACATTGTTGACTGGTCAAATCGGTCAAATCGGTGGTAGCCCCGTGTTGGTCTCTGCAGAGTTTGCTTCACCAGGTACTGGTATTGCAGGCGCTATCTGCTTGAACCCAGGCAACTTTATCGTTGGTAACCAGCGCGGTCTCCGCATTGATACCCAAGAATTAGTTGAGACACAGCGTCGCGTTATGGTGGCTAGCCTCCGTACCGGTATGACACGTGTTACTACTAACTTAGGTAACGCTGTTACAGCACACAAGTACACAGCAACCTGATCTGCTAGTGTAATTGTTAACAAGACCCTCTCGGGGGTCTTGTTTTATAAAGGTATTATGTGCCTTTATAAAACAAGCGAGGTATTTATGGCAACAAATTTAGTAACAAAAGCAGAATACAAAGCTTACATGGGAATTACAAGTTCGAACTCAGACACAGAAATTGATTTCTTAATACCCAAAGTTAGCGATTTAGTAAAAACATATTGCCGTCGTACCTTTATTGATTTCTACGACGAGGCCAAAACAGAAGTGTTTGATGGCGGCTTTAAACAAATCATCTTAAAAGAAACTCCAGTAGTTACAGTTAATTCAGTAGCTTACAGTGCAGATTATGGTAAGACTTACACTAATCTTGTAAAGTTTACGGATTATGTAGTACGGGACGACTACGTACTTAGTTTAAATCCAGCTGGTTTTGCAGAGCAGATCAATGGTTACAAAGTAGTTTATTTCGCAGGATACGAAACAGTACCTAGTGATTTAAAATTAGCCGTATTAGATTTAATAGAGTACTACTCAAGAAACAACGGCGTTGTACACAGTACTCGTGATTTAAATCCTGGCACTACTCAAATTAACTATGTATCGTCTAATAATTTTCCAGCAGCTATTAAACGCGTATTAGATCAATATATGGCGGATTTTACATAATGGCTTTCTATACGGCGGATTGGTTTAAAAAACTTGCAAGAGAAGACCACAAGTTTATTCAAGAGTATATCTCGAAAAAAGATAATGATATTCGAGGCTATATTGATAGTACCCTACCATTTACCCTGTATTTAGATATTGGCAGTATTAGAAAAAATATTTTACAGCCAGAAGCGAAAGCTATTCAAGACTTAACACAACTATTAGGTCTTCAAAATCCTGATAGTATTATTCAAGAATTGGATAAGGCTTATCAAAAGACTATTAATGAGTACATTGACGACTCGCCACAAATAGGTGCTAAAGAACTACAGGATACTTTAGAAAAGCTTAATCAAAGTATACAGCTAGATAATGGTACGATTAAGAGTACCATTCAACAATTGTTTAAGAAAACAGTTGTTATAAAAGAATTATCCAAGCGTAATAAAAGCGTTTTAATACTGTCGCCCAAATTCAGAACTATACAAGATAGGTTTGGTAGCCGAGTAAAAGCAAACTTTAATTATTCCGCATTTTCAGATCTAATTGACGACAATTTAGGTAATAGTCCCAGAAATATAATTAAAGGGTACTTAGATAAAAATTTTGCGGTACTACAAAACTTAGGGCACGTTGAAATAGATATTTTAAGTTCTAAGGAAGGCTCTTCAGAAGTAAAACGAGGACTAGTTAGTCCAAGGCTTTTACAAGCATTACTAGAGTGGCCAAAGGATGCAAAACCTGACCGACTAGTAAGAACCTTTAGTAGAGAAACTGGACAAGCAGAAACTCGTATAATTGTTCGCAAAAAGTTTAATAATAGTAAGTTAGTGCTAGAGATGCTTATTGAGTCAGGAATGATGATAGGCTCACTAGAATCACAGGCAGAAAACTTAGCAAAAGCTCCAAAAGAAGCTAAGTTTGGTATAGGTAAAGCATTAACCGCAAGGTTAAGACAAAATAAGTCGCTATTATTAGATTTAGTGACTTCAAAGAGTTTAAGGCAATACGTTCAAGAAAACCTTAAATCACATTTAACAAAAGGAAAGACGTCCGGCAATTATAATAGTAAAACTACGATTGTAGAAAAAACTAAAGTATCGCGATCAAGGACTAAAGTACAGCTTCCAACTACAAAAGAAATAGTTGCAAGTGTACCCAAACTTTCAAAAAGCAGTCAGTCAGTAAGCAGTCTTACTAACTTAGAAACACTACTTCGTGCAGGCATAGCTGATACCATTAAGAAAAATATGGGCAAAGGCGACCGACGAGATATTTTAAATCTACGTTCAGGTAGGTTTGCAGAAAGTGTTACAATTGAGCGCATTTCTAGAAGTAGAGCAGGAATGCTTTCTGTATACTATGATTACATGAAATATCCATATGCTACTTTTAGTGCCGGCGGTAAACAAAGCACTCCTAGGACTAGAGATCCTAAACTGCTAATTTCTAGCTCAATTCGTGAAATTGCACAGAAAAGTGTATCCGATAGAATGAGGGCGGTATTAGTATGAGTAAAAGAACACATATATTAAAAGCTTTATCTGAAAAATTTAAAGAAATAGACGGTACAGGAATTTACTCTACTGATATTGCTGGAAACAGTTTCCCAAAATTAAAATTTTGGGATGAAGTACAAGATTTTCCCTGCGTCTATCTTAGCCCAGGTACAGAAACTAGAGAATATCACCCATCAGGATTTTCCTGGGGTTATTTAATAGTATGTATAAAATGTTACGTTAGAAGCGAAGACGAAGCACAAGATCAACTAGAACTTTTACTAGAAGATGTAGAGAAATGCGTAGATGCAAATCGCGTATTGGTCTATGACCAAGATAATAACTTGGAAACGACTGAAATTTTAGTTCAGTCTATTACTACGGATGAGGGATTGCTAACCCCTTATGGAGTAGGAGAAATATATATTCAGGTGCGATATGCACGAGATTAATTACAACGTATAAGTACAGATAAATGTCTAGTCAGAATACTTTGTAGTTATTTAACATAAAAAAGGAATAACTATGGCAGTTAATTTAATTCGTAATAGTAGAGTCTTCTTCACTACTAACGTAGACAGTCAAGGCCGCATTCGTGCTGGCGCTTACAAAGACGAAGCTGAACCGTTCTCAACCTCTAATACTTGGGAAATTCAAGTGCTTGAAGGTATGAGCTTTAGTCAAAATACAACAGTTGATACTGTTACATTAAATGAAGCCGGAGCTGCACCAGCTCGTGGTCAGCGTAGTTTTAATACTGCTCTTGAGCCTTTGGACTTCTCTTTTTCAACCTATTTACGCCCACGCTTAGATACTACAACAATTACTTGTGAAGAAAGCGTGTTGTGGAATGCTTTTGGTGGTTCTATTGCAAAAGGTTCCGCTGGAGCTGCTTGGACAGACGGTACTGCTCCTGCTGCCGGTATTTTAAGTTTAACTAACTCTAACAAACACCAACTACAAGCTTTTGGCTTAATTGTTGTGTTTGACGATTTAGCATACGCTTTAGATAACTGCGCTTTAGATACTGCTACTATTGACTTTGGTATTGATGCAATTGCCTCCATCCAGTGGGCTGGAAAAGGTAGTTTGATTCGTCAAATCGCACTGACAGCTAACCAAGCTAGTCCCGTTGTATTTACAGGTGCTGACGTTGGTGCAACTGGTGTTGAAAATGCAAATGCTAAAAATACTACTGCTAAATTTATTACTAACAAATTAAGCACTTTGCAAGTTAATAACGACATTGCTGATTTTACTGGTACTGACTTTACCGTGCCTATTACTGGCGGTTCTATTACAATGAGTAACAATCTTACTTATTTGACACCCGCTAACTTAGGTGTTGTTAACTTACCTATTACATATTTTACAGGTACACGTAGTATTACAGGTACATTGACTGCATATTTACGCAGCGGTGCCGGCAGTACAGGCACATTGTTAAGTGGCTTGTTGGCAAGTGCTGCTACTGAAATTGACCCAAGTTATGCTATTAACATTCAAATGGGTGGCGGTTTAAATGGTACGCGCGTAGACTTAAAATTACCCGCAGCTATGTTACAAATCCCAACAGTTAACACAGAACAAGTCATTAGTACAACTCTGACATTCACTGGCCAAGGCTCTACAGGATCCGCAGGTTCAGGCCTGTTTGATATTGACCAAGCTAACGAGATTACGGTCAACTATTTCGCAACAGCTTAAGCTGTAACGTTAACAGCAGGTGCTGGGTTGATCTCCAGCACCTATTTTTTAAATCCAATACAGAATAAAATCAAGGAATATTATGGCACAGGAAATTAGCCTAAAGTCATTATTAGTACCATCAAAAACAGTAGAAGTTGAATATCCAGGTTTTCCTGATTTCAAGATTACTATTGGGTATATGTCACGCGAAACGCTTATCAGCTTACGCAAAAAATCTACAAAAAATACTTTTAAAGGTAAAACAGTACAAGACGAATTTAACGAAGATCTATTTTTAGAACTTTATGTTGATGCTGCTATTAAAGGCTGGAAAGGCCTTAGATTTAGCTATGTAGACTTGTTAGTACCAGTAGACGTATCAGAGTTTGATCCACAAGATGAACTAGGATATAGCAAAGACAATGCTTTGATGTTAATGAAAAACAGCTCACAGTTTGATAACTTCATTAGTGAACAGGTGAATGATTTAGCAAATTTTACGAAGACCAGTTAATTACTGTTAGAAAACAGTTAATTAACTATCAGCAAAATAGCGCCGTAGGAATGACCAAAGAACAGTATTTCGATTTATGCGAACAGCTAGGAAATCCACCGTTAGAAGAAGAGATTCCTCTAGATTTAGTTGATTTTCCAATCGAAGTACAGGAAGCTCTTAATATTTATAGAGTATTAAGAGACGAATGGGAATACGTTTCAGGCAATTATTTAGGAAAAAACTTAAATACAATATTTCAAGTTTTTGATGCTTATAATATTCTTAAAGTTGATCAAGGTTTTTACTATAACTTAATTAACATGATTGATTCGGTGCGGATTGAAGAAATGCGCAAACAAGCAAAGAAACCCGCTAATTGATATTAGCGGGTTTTTTATTGCTAAAAATTTTTTGGTTTGACAACGAGGTCCTATAATGTTATAATGGTAACAAATATATTTACTTACTTTAAGTTTATAGCCCAGGAGACTGTATGGCAGGTGAAACAATAGATTACGACTTATCCTTTAGTGATAAGTCCAATTCAATGCAGAAACGCATTGATGAGGCAAAAGCCTTAAACAGAGAGATGACAAAAGCAGCACAGAGCGCCTTCAAAGCTGAAGGCGACAAGGGCGTTAGCGGTCAAGACTACGGACGTGCAAGGGGTGCCGTAGGCACAGGTGCAGGTGCACGCGACTTTGCTAAAGAGTCACAGGGCTTAGGTGGATTAGTACGTTTGTACGCTACTGTAGCAGCTAACTTATTTGCTGTTAGCGCTGCTTTTAATGTTTTAAAAGAAGCTATGAACACTACCAATATGGTAGAAGGCTTAAATCAATTAGGTGCTACAAGTGGACAAAGCCTTGGAACTTTGGCTAAAAATCTTGCTAGCGCAAGTGGTGGTGCGTTAAGCTTACGTGATTCTATGGAAGCCACTGCTAAGGCTACTAGTGCTGGTATGAGTGGCAAACAACTTATGCAACTTGGTGTAGTTGCAAGAAGCGCGTCTCAAGCACTTGGTTTAAGCATGACTGATGCAGTTAGTCGTTTAACTCGTGGTATCACTAAATTAGAGCCCGAACTATTAGACGAATTAGGTATTTTTACAAAAATTGATAAAGCTACTGAAGACTATGCACGTTCGGTAGGTAAAAGTGCAAGCGCATTAACAGATTTTGAGCGCCGCCAAGCATTTGCTAATGCAGTACTAAAAGAAGGTACTGACAAATTTGCCGCAATTAATATTCCTACTAACCCATATGACAAATTACTGGCTAGTTTAAAAGACTTAGCACAAAATGGTTTAGAAGCCGTAAATAAAGTACTAGGCCCACTACTTAATAGTTTAAGTCAAAGCCCTGGAGCACTAACCGCAGGTGTAGCATACTTAGCAACTACACTTGTAAAACAAGCAATTCCTGCAATTACTGAATACCGTGAAGGATTAGTAAAAAGTGCTGCTGCTGCAGCTAAAGCGGCTGAAACTCGCGTTGCAGATGCTAAAGCTGCTCAGGTTTCTAACGCCCAAAAAGTTAGAGCAGAAGCAGAAGCTACAGCAGAACAAGAAGTAAAAGCTGCAGATAAAGCCGTAAAAAGAATCGAAGCTTTACGCGGCAGCAGCTTTGGTAAACAATCTAAAGGTTATGCTATTTTACAAAAAGCAGCCCAAGATGTTACCAAAGAAGAGTTGGATTACTTAAATAAAGTTGGCGACCGATATAAGAACCAAAATAAATTAAATATAGCTGATAGGTATTATGAAGCCGCAAAAGCAATCGAAGCTAGTAAAAATGCAGAAATTGCTTATAATAAAGTAGTTGAAGATACTACTCGTAAATTACAGCAACAACAAGGAATACTGTCGGCAGGAGGTCAAGCTGAAGCCAGGGCTAAACGTGCCATAGCTGTAGCACAACAAAAACAAATATTAAGTAGCGCCAGCACTGATACTAGCACTATTGGAGTATTTGGAGCTTTCCAAGAATTAAAGAAAAATATCGGTGAATCACAGATGGGCCCAATCCGCAAAACCTTTACAGGTATTAGCGGAGCAGTAACTATTGCTACAACGGCTGTTAGCGGTTTTGTTGGCGCAATACAAGGTTATCTAGGATTAGCTGCAGCTATTGTAGGTATAGCTACCTTAATTGACTCATGGTTTACAAAAAACACAGAGCAAACAAAAGCTTTTACCGATGCTTTAGAAACCTCTACGGAGGCAATCAAAACTTACGGCCGTACTTTAGACTACTTAGCAAAACAAGACACTAGCGAAATATTTAATTCTAGAAATCTTACAGCGCAAGCAAATGCCGTACAAGGGCTTGTGGGCGGGTTAACCACATTGCGTGAAAAGTTTCAAGAACTAGATAAAGCTACTACAGGCTGGGATAGATTTACTGATAGTTTAGCTGCCATGATTGGCAAAGACCAGTTAAGTAAATTTGCCGAAGGTACTGTAAAAAATATTGTACAAACTATTGCATCTATTGATAGCGATGTTGCTAGAGAAACCGCACTAAAAACAGTAACTGCAGAATTAGGTGCTGCTGGAGATAACCAAATTGCTTGGTTGGAGGCTATTCAAAAAGGTGGCCCACAAGCAGCCAAAAAGGTTGAGCAAGTAGAAAAGACGCTAAAGAAAGTAGCAGATCAGCAAAGCATAGTTGCTAGTCGTAGCACAGAGTTTGACGAAAGTATTAAAAAATTAGGAGATACTTACAAAGACTTTACTAAGTCTGCTATTGACCAATCACCTCTTACAAAATTAGGTGATGATATGGCTGCTAGTTCTATTAAAATGGTAGGTGCACTAGCTGATCCAGTAGCAGGTATTAACACCATGAAAAAGTTACTAGAAGATACTTCTGTAATTGGTGTTTTTAACCCCGCATTGGTACAGCAATTAAATAGATTGAAGCCTGAAATAGACGACATGAACAAAAAGCATGGCGAAACAGCTATTCAATTAAAGAAGGCCCGACAAGAAGTTTTAGCCTTAGAACTTGACTACCAGAAACTAAATAAAGCCTATGGTGGCGTAGATCGTGATATGGTTATTGCCCAGGGCGGTGACACCGCAGGATTGGACGCTCTAGAAGAAGCTACTGATAGAATGAACACCAAGCAAGCAGAAATACTTGCTCTAACTAAGAAAGATACTGAAGAGCGTGCAAAAATTGCTGAATTAATGAACAGCACTAAGTTTAAAGATTTGGCTGTTGACGCATTTATTCAAGGCAGTGCATTGGTATCTCGAGCATTAAACGATGCGTTTGAAAAAGCTCGTATTGAACTTGGCCGCGGTATACTTAGCATGATGGGAAGTATTCCTGGTATAGCTAAGTTAGAGTCTGACCTAAACCAGCGCGACTTTGCTCAACAAAAAGCAATGTTAAAACTGCAAGAAGATATGCTTCGTGCACAGCACATGCAAACAGCAGCTACAATGGCTAATACAGCAGCCCTAAATCTTAGTAATGCCAAGTTAGCAGTAGCTAATATGGATGTAAGAGATCGCAGACTCTCTGCAGGAACAGACCAAGTAGGTGCAGCACAAGCAGAAGCAGATCTGGCAAATAAGTACCAACAATATATATCTGGCAATAAAACTGGAAAAGACTCAGAGAATTTCCTAAAAGACTTAAACAATGCTATGGCAGAGTTTGGTAAAGATTCCCCAGCAGTTGCAGCTAATATTAATAGTATGAGAACTGCGGTTAAATCCTTTATGGATACTGCAGCACAGCGTGCTAAAATTACTACTGGTGAACAACTAGATAAATTAAAAACTGAAGCTAAGATTCGCGACGATATCAATACGCTGAGCGCAGATGCCTTAAAACTACAAGCATCTAATATTGATACGCAAGTAAAAGAGATTGATCAATTACAGCAACAAAATGGTAAGTTAACAGATGCCCAAGCAAGCAAGAAAAGATATTTAGAAGATCAGCAAGCTCAAATTGACTATGATCTTCAAATTAATGCTATTACTGCTGAGCGTGCAAAATTTGAAATATATATAGACGGACTAAAGAAAGCTGGGATTACAAAAGGCTTAGAAGAATTACAAACTAACTTTGCTTTGTTGGAAAACAGTAAAGTTCTTGGTGCATTTAAAGCTAAGACGGATAAAGAAACAGCTAATGGCTTAAAACAGCAACAAGAAATAAGCAAAAATATGTTTGACGCAGAACAACGATCTTTAGACAATCGTAAATCTGCTCAAGAAACATTAAATGTACTTGTTTCTGACACTCTACAAGTTGCAGAATTA